AGTTGACCATTTAAATACCGTGTTGTCGTCTGTCAGTTTAACGATCCCAGCTTCTACGCATCGATTAGCTAAGTTACGAAGTTTAATATCTTCGTCATTAGCAACATCTATAAAAAGCTTTGGCTCATTTCTAGCAAATATGTAACAATCACGTTTAATTTCTTTTGAAGACATTTTAACAACGTCAGATCCTATTTCTGTTCTTAAAATAGCTTCTAAATGCTCTATGTCTAATTCTTGCACTAACTTTAAAGCCTCAAGCTCTAATTCTATAATATCAATATCATCAATTGCTTCTTGAACAAAATCAATTTCCTGCCAAAGGTTTGCTCTGTCCGGATGATATAATGATAATAATTTTTGTAATTGAGGCTGAGACCTAGGGACTACAAGCGCTCCATCTGTAAAAATTATATGTTGAAGTTGAGCAAAACCATCTTGCTCATCTACAAATAAAGAGTTTTGATTAGTTGCATACCTCAGCTCCCTATTAACACCTTTTTCTTCGTCAAACCATAATATGTTTGAACTTTTTATTTTATAAGTTAACGGAGACATTCCGTTTTTTAAGACATATGTTCTGTCTTTAATTTCCCAATTTTTCATAATATAATTTAATAAGATAAAATAACCCCTGCCGGAACAGGGGCTATATTAATTGATTACTTCAATAAGAAGAAGTTGTTAGCTCCTTGCGTAATTAAACATCTTTCAGATAAGAAATTAACTCGCATTTCGTCTTTATCAGAAGTGTAAGCACCTCCAACAGATCCTGTAATCCAAGTTTTCATTTTTCTATCATCTGTTTCAGACGAACGGTAACGTACGTGTAAGAATGGACGCTTGATGTTTTTGCCAAGGTCTTGATCGTACACAGTAGAAGTACCAGCAGGAATAATAGCTCCTTCAACATCTCCAAATCCTCCGCGTGTAGCGAAATCATTTAAGTATTTCCAGTCAGTCTTATAAAAGTCATAAGATCCACGACGGAAACCAGAGAAACCAAGATTTAAAGCCATATCCTCAGAATTGTTAAATACTCCATAAGAAGTACCGCCTGATCCGTAAGAATTTTTAGCAGCTAAAGCATCATCAATTGCTAAAGATAGGGCACGGTTGCTATAGATCATGTTTTCTTCAATTGAACCATTTTTATCTAGTTGCTTTAAAATGTTGTCAAAGCCAGTCATATTTGAAGCTAAATCTCCAGAAAGGTCAGTGTAAACATTACCACGAGACTCTAAAGCCGAAAAGAAACCTTCAGATCCAGAATAAGCAGATCCTAAAGTAGATGCAGACGCCTTTTTAACGCTTTCAACCATAGACATTTCTAAGTAGTCTTCAAATCTTAAGCGAGTTTCGTGCTCAGACTTTAGGTACCATAGGTATCCAGACGCTCCATTTTCAGAAGTTACTTCAATCCACCCAATTTGAGCAGTATCAGATCCAAATACTTTATAGTTGTCTTTTAAAATAATTGGTTTATTGGTATATGAACTATAGTCAGATTCAATAGTCCCATCCATTCCATCAGTTCCTTTTGCAAATTCAGAACCATAAGCTAATACAGTTGCTTTAGAGAAATTAGTAGCTCCAGTTACTCCTGCCCAGTCAGCAGCGCTGTAACAAACAGCAGTAAATGTCCCTGTGTCACCAGAAGCAGCAGCGCCAGCAACAGTAACAACACCTTTAAGTACAGGTCCTGTAGCAGCTCCAGCAGAAGTTTGCCCTTGTACCATTACTGTTTGACCAGCTCTAAATACAGGTGCAGCCCCAGCGGCGTGCGCAGTACCATCAGCGTTAGCTGCATAAGTTACTGTAAATACGTCACCACTAATAGCAACGTTATCATAACGTGTGTGTAAACGCCCTTGCTCTACCCAACGAATTTCGTCAGATGTAGAAGGCATTTCAGCTGATACCATACGTAAGAAAGAAGAGATAGAACGGTTTCCGTAAATCTCAGCCTCTTTTTCGTATACATCAGGTAAAAATTGCTTTGTAAAATCAAAATCGGTAATGTAATTACCTTGAAATAATACTCCTTTCGTAGATGAAGGAGTTAAATGTTCAATGCCAGTTGTTAAAGCCATTGTAATAAATTTTTAAGTTATTGTTTTAGTTTCATTCTCAACTTAGAACTTGAATCTCCTGTTACAACTTTAAACTTTTGTCCGGTATTGGTTTTAATAATGCCTTCTTTTCTAGGGTCCATATTAATATTTTTAGCCTCCTTAGCGGATGTGCGAAGAGCATCGGCACGGCCTTGCTCATAAAAATGTTCTGCCAACTTATCAGCATTACTTGCTGTAAATAAAGCTTTATGGTATCCTTTAGCGTCACTAAGTTGTCCATCATCGCCTATAAACTTTGATACAAAATTGTTAATGTCTGACTGTTGCTTTTTTGTGTCTGCAACATTGTTAACTTTATAACGGTATTTATTGTCTCCAACTTGGAAATCAAAACCTTTAAAGTTTTCACCAAACACATTATCTGTTTTTTGTAAAAAAGTTTGAGTTTGTTGTTTATTCAATTCAACGCTCTGTTGATATTCATTATAATACGTAAAAGCCTCTTGGTACTCCTGAGGAATATCTTGTTGCTTTCTCAACTTGAGATCAGCATAATATTTCTCTTTGTTTCCTTCTAAGAACTTTCTTGCATTAAATAATTCTTCTTTAAATGCTCTTTTCTTTGAGCGTATTTCTCTTGGGTCATCATCTTCATCAAACGAAAACTGGTCCTCCATGTATTCGTTTATATCTTGATTATCCCAAGGTTTTGCTTGTTTATAATATTCACGCAATACTTGGCCATCATCATAAGCTGAAATATCACGGTTTAAATTAACATAGTCTTCTAAGGTGCCGCCAGTTTCTTGCATAAACGTTAAAAGCTTATCAACGTTTTCTGGTAATTCAACTTGTGGTTGTTGAGGTTGTTCATTAACCTTAGCTGAGTTTTCATCAACTTTAGGTTTTTCTGCTTTTACTTCCTCAACTTCCTCTTCAGTGATGAGTTCGAGCGGCGAGTTTTCGTCTTTAGTTTCTTCGGCTTCGTCTTGCTCTTGTACTTCTTCGACCACTTCTTTGCTATCTCCGGTTTCATTTTCCACAGAAACCTCCTCTGTTTTTCGCTCTTGAACGGCATCTTTTGGTTTATTTATTTCGTCTAAATTAATTTTAGGCACGTCTTCTGTTTCTTGTCCCGCTGCTTCTGGTGCAATATCACCTTTTTCTACAGCTTTATCAAGTACAGCTTGCTCTTGTTCTTGTGCTGATTTAGTTTCTTCACTGTCAACAGCACCTTTAATTTTCCATTCACTCATAATTTAATAATATATAATAGTTAATAATTTTTATCGTGGTTCAAACCTACTTAGATCTATTCCCCCTAAAACATCATTACCACTTGATTCAAAACCTTTTTTAGGTTCTGGATTAGATGGCGGCTTTTGAAGTTCAATTTCTTTTTTTGAATCTAACTCCATCTGTTTTAGTTTCATGTTTAAATCAAACTCAAACTGCATTAACTCTTTCTTAGTTATTGCTTCATTTTCTAGTTTCTTAATATCTAAAGCGGATTGCACCTGCGCTAAGTTAGCTTTTGCTTCTGCTTTAATATTTTCTGCTTGAGCTTTAGCCATTTCAGCTGCTTGAGCTGCTTGAGCATTAGCTTCAGACTGTGCTGCAATATTTCTTTCTGCTTTTAGTTGATCTGTTGCTTCTTTCTTTGCTCTTCTATATTTTAATAATTGATTAGCTAATTTTGTATTTTTTACTAATCTTATATCAATAACATCTTCTAAATGTATTTGATCTCTTGATAAGGCTACTTGTATATTATTTTCAACAAGTTGTTTTTCCTCTTCATCTGGATCTAATTCTAAAAATAATCCAAACTCATGCATATATAACCTACTAATCTCTTTTAACGCGCCCACACTAAACCTACCAATACTACCTATCATAGCATCTCTTTGTGGGTGAAACTCTAAAACATCTTTTATTCTTATTGAAATAGCTTCTGCTAGTTGAGTAGTTATATATAAAGAACTATGTAGTATGTGCCTTGTTGCTGTATTAGAATTAGCTGCTGCTAATTTTTGAACACCCACTAACGCATATGGATCTGGATCGCTTCCGTCACGAGCTTCATTAAGCCCTGTAACATCACGCATCATTTGTAAATAATAATTATATGCTTGTATTAACAATTGCGTTTGTTGACCACCACCACCAGGCAGTTCTTGAATAGGAACTTTTCCGGGGTTCATATCACCATCAACAGTCATAGATCTACCTATAACAGAACCTGTTTGGAAATACATATTAAGCGCTTCCTGCGGATTATAGTTGGTACCATTACCTAAATCAATTTCAGCTAAACCATCAGCATCTAAATAAACACCAGACGGTGTCATTCTTTGAATTGTTTGTTGTAACTTTAAATGTGTAAGCTGTATTAAATCAGCATAGGTTACCATTCTGCTAACTAAGCTTTCTATTCTACCTTTATACAACCTAGGGGCACTTACAGAATAGTTCATCATAACTTTATTAAAGTTAGAATCTGGACGAACCATATTAGATGCTTTTTCCCATTTTAATAATTTGTCAGCACCAAGAACCATAACTCCTTCGTAAATCACTTCCCGAGATTGAGCAACTTTTTCAAATCTAGCTCTTTGATCTTTTGGAGGATCAAATGTGTCATCTTTTTTAATAGCTTTTTTAGCTCCAGTAGATGTTTCTTTTATTTTATAAACACTTTTTTCCCAAGTTTTCCAATTAAAATATAGTACAGTTAATGTGTTAGAATCTGAACTATCAGCACTATCATTAGTAGTGTAATCATAATTATTATAATTACTTGACTTTTTTACTGCGTCTTCAAATTCTTCTTCAGATAATCCTGGAAATTCTTTTTTAAGTTCATTACTTTTAATTTGCTTAATTTCTCCAAAATAATAAACATCTTCAAAATTAGGGTCATCTGTATAAGAATAAACTAAATTAGCTGGATCAACGTAATCTAATTTTATACCGTCTGTATTATTAAAAGAATGTTTAGCCGCTGCTATTCCTAAAACAGTTTGATCGTAGTCTAATCTCTTTTTAAGCTCGGGATAATCGTTATGTTTAAAAACGTTGTCAATAGCTTGCTCATGAGCAATTTCTATAGACTGCTTATATCCTATTTGCATATGGAGTTCTAACTCCTCTGTATTGCTAGGTAAATCGCTTTTCTTAAAATTTCTAACATTAACACCAAGCTTTTCATCTATTTGATCAATCAACTCTTGGGTATTCATGTCTTCAAGCATTGCTTCAACAAAACTCGTTCTTTCTTTAGTAGAAGTAGGGTCTTGCGCAAAAGCTTTTATTTTAAATAATCTATCTTGCATTCCATTAACAACTATATCTACAAACTTAGGTATAATTGGAACTGGTTTCCAATCTAAATTAAGATATGATAAATCCCCATTAATTGAAAATTCATCTTTGTATTTTTGAGTTGACTGTTCACCTCTAGCATACAATCTTAATCTGTGAAAATCACGTTGATTCTGAGTGAACCTACCCGATCCAGAGTTTTTTCTAAACCATTCGTTTTGGATACCTCGTGCCACTTCCAATCCATATGATTTGCTATTTTTTGTAGCATCGTTAACCGATTGGCTGGGAAATTGGGTAACTTGTCCTGTAGCTTCTGCCATTTTCTATTGTATTATTTTACTATTTGATCCTGCGTTGTTATATTTTGAAAACCCAAAATCTATTTTTTTAATCTCGC